AACAGTTTTGAGTTCGCCCATGGTTTTTCCCCTTTATTTGAGCAATCGACCAATTTTTTTAAAGCCCCAGGCAACAGCAATACAAATTGCTATGCCTACAGCTATATCACCCGCCTGGTCGTACGTGATTTCGGGTAATCCTAGAAAACCAACTTGCACCCATGTAAGGCACTGGTTTGTAGCCTGGTCAATTTGGGCACATTGGTACATTTTTTTTATTCCTTACCCTTCACATTTAGACATGTGAAAAGCCAAAATTTGGCGGTGAAAATATGCGTAACATTTAGGACATTCGACTTGATTATCCCCCATAATCAATGTTATCTTTTTAATCATAAATTCACCTAAGTTATTGATTTATTTACATATTATACATTATACGAAATGGTATATTTATGCCTTTGTTTGTGTTGGCTTTTTTACCATTTCAGCACCCATTTGCGTGCAATGTGGTTTGTGAGCACCCAACTCTAAATATCGTGATGCTGGTTTAAACTTAACGCCACAGTCAGCGCAAACAACTGATTTAAAATTATTTATATTGATCATAGCGATTTAACTTCCTGTTTCTTCGCATTGAAATCTAACGCCACTAATACAGCCTTTGGCTGTTTACCTGTGAAATCCCAATCAAAGATCATTGCAGCCTCGGCTGGTAGCTTCTGGTGCATGTAATCATTAAAGAACTGAGCGCCTTTGATTTTATAATCGGTAGATTTGAATCCGATTGCACCTTGTTCAAGTTCACGCTCAGAGTAATTCTGTAATACAGTTACAACCGTGTTTGAGAACTCGATTGTTTTGCCTTTATCGTCTGTAAAGTCTCCAGCAGCCTTACGGATGCCTGTAACTGTCATAATTGGATGTTGTGAATTATTCATAGCTCACCTATGCAAGTTTTAAATAGTTAAATTGCGAAACTGGCGGTTCATACCAGTCTGGCAACTGCTGTGAAAAGTCGATTTCTACGAGCTTCATGAAAGGAATGACATTTGATGACTTGTTGTCATGCAAGTTCTGTAAATACGCTTTAGAAAAACCGCATTCACATAATTCTGAAATCTGTCTGTAAAATGTTGTTTTAGGGAGCATTTTTGCAAGCTCTTCCAAACCATGTTCGCGTATGAGACAGAATGTTGCGTAAATATTTCGGATACGTGTTTGGGAAACCTTCCCACTGTTTGTAACAACTACTGGGGATTTAGATATGGCTTCAAGAACACTTTTATCATCGGTTAATTTCATAGTTTGACCCCTTAAGGCTTCAAATATGCTATGAGTTGCTTTAGTCCAAAGTGCTTGTAATATCTCAGGGTTTTCACGCTGAAATCGAATAAGTTCAAAAAGATTAACTGGAATACCAGCACGTTCAAGCCAACGTTTTTTTAAACGTGCTTCAAAACGCATAATGCCAACAGTCCAATTAATCAAACGACTATCAGACATTACATTCACGACACGCATTGCAGCTTTATCACACTTCTTAGCCAATGCTTGTTGTTCCTTGAACTCTTCCATAAACTCATTATGTTTCAAGTAACATTTGATATTAATCAAACGTGAATGTTGCCCGCCCCAATAAATTGTATTATCCATCTGCTTTTGACTAAGTTGCGTCTGACCATTAGTCACGCGACGCATGAAGTCATGCAATTTCTTAGCTGTATTCTGATCACCAACACGTGCAGAGTAAGTCACATCAATGTGTGATACCCATGCAGTAGTCCAGTCAATCATGCGAGCTAACGTTGGATAAGCTTCATAAAAATACCCAATCATCTCCATAGCCCCTAATTCAATATCGTCATCACCAAACACATTATGACCTTGGCGGAGCTTTGCAGGACTAGCCTTGATCTGAATATACGGTGCATAAGACGAATCAAAAAAACACTTTAGAGACATGCCAGTAAAACTGGTCGGAACTGATTCGTATGGGTGAAATAAAGATGATGCTGTAATAGAGCCGTCATCATTCTTGTGAACTGCCCTGCTTGCCAATGGAATGTCCAAGCTATGCAAATCAACATCTACAAAAAAATACTCACCACTTTCACTCAACGAGTAAAAGCTTGATTCAAAGTGAGCATTAATACAGAGATGATCGAGCATGTAAATCACAAATTCACAAATCATTTTAGGAGGATAAAAACATAAATCACATATAAACACAAGCACAAATCACAAATTCATTTAGAATTAAATTATTTTATAAAAGGAATATGTGATGGCTAAGACATTTCGTTTCACTGATGAGGAAGAACACGCATTAAATGAAATTGCATTGAAGCTAAATAGAGACTTAGTGAAAGCTGGTAAGAAACCGCTTAGAGATACAGAAATATTCCATGAAATCGTTAAACAGACACTTATCGACGGAATTATCGAAGTGTCGAGAGACGGTGCTATAAAAGTAGAAACAAAAAAATAAAACGAGGGTCATTAAGCCATTAATTTCCCAAATTTGGGACTAGAGTCCACCACCAGAAGACGTGGACTCCCCCAACCTTTCAAAATTCGCATAATGCAGATTGATGTTAAAAAGCCCCGTGAGACTGTCTAATCTTCTCACTGGGGCTTAGTAACATAATCTGGACATCACATTATACGAAGTGTTTTATTATTAACACTTTGTTTTATATAAAGTTAATGTCCTTCAAAACTGGTCTTGGTGGCGTCTTAGTGAAATCAAATTCAAACTCGAGTTCACATTCTGCTGGTAGCTGTACATCTTTAAATCGGTAGAAATTACCTGAGCCTTTCAATTTAAATTGTTGTTCTTTAGCGCCAATCGATTCCATATCACCCTCAGGAAATGCAATTGATGCATAGATATTCAAATTATCATAAGGCTGTGGTACGCCTTTATTCATGCCATTTTCAGGTGTAAATTCACCCTTAGACATTTTTAAACCTGTAACAATAACTGTTTGTTTCTGAGACATTTCGTAGCCCTCTAAGCGATTTGATAATTAAATTGCGAGACTGGTTCTTCATACCAATCTGGCAACTGTTGATTGAAGTCAATTTCTACAAGCTTGACGAATGGAATGATGTTTGATGCCTTCTCATCATGAAGGTTCTGTAAATAAGCTTTAGAAAAGCCACATTCACACAATTGGGAAATTAGGTTATAAAACTGAGACTTACCGTAATTGTTTTTAATTTCATCAAATCCTTTTTCACGGATAAGACAAAACATCGCGAATAAATTACGTACTTTAGTGTGGGAAACCTTGCCAGATTTAGTCATTACAACTTCTGAGCGTTCAATGGCTTCAAGTACACTTGTATCATCTGTTAATTTCATAGTTTGACCTCGCAAGGCTTCAAAAATGCTATGAGTAGCTTTGTTCCAGAGTGTTTGAAGTAAATTAGGGTTAGAACGTTGAAACTTAATTAAATCAAAGAGATTGGTAGGAATTCCATTACGTTCGAGCCAACGTTTTTTTAAACGTGATTCAAAACGTAATAGACCGATAGTCCAGTTGATCAGATCTTGATTAGACATAACATCAACAACACGTTGAGCTGATTTATCGTTCTTCTTTGAAAGCATTTTATACTCTTCAAATTGAGCAATAAATTCGTCATGCTTCATATAGCACTTGTGATTTACAAGGCGTGAAGTCTGACCTCCCCAATAGACTGAACTATCGAAACGCTTATTACTTAAACGAGTCTGGCCATTACTGACATTACTCAAGAAATCCAAAACTTTTTTAGCCGTGCTCTGGTCTTTCAATCGTGCAGAATAAGTCACATCGATATGTGATACCCAAGCACGAGGCCAATCTAGCATTCTTGCTAAGACTGGATAGGCTTCATGAAGAAAGCCGATCATTTCCATTGCACCCTGCTCTATGTTGTCACTTCCAAATACGTTATGACCTTGCAATAACTTTGCAGGTGAAGCCTTAATCTGAACATAAGGCTCATAACTTGTATCAAAGAATACTTTCATAGCCATACCTGTGTAGTGCGTGGGCACTGACTCATACGGATGAAATAAAGCAGCAGCAGAAATAGAACCATCGTCATTCTTATGAACTGAACGCGAAGCAAGTGGTATTTCGATTGAATGCAGATCTACATCTACAAAAAAATAACGCCCTTCAGAATCGACTGAAAAAAAGCTCGATTCGAATGGAGCGTTAATGCAAATATGATCTAACATAAAAAAGTTACCAAGTAACCGCGTTTAAAAGATTAAACAAAATTACTAGGTAACTTGTCAACTCGTAAAACGAGTTAATATTAAAAAAGTTACCTAGTTATTTAGTTACAAGGCGTTTACAAATGAGCAAGGTCTATAAAATACGCAGTGAAGAAGTTGAAGACGTGAAAGAAACACTGATGAAATTCGTCGTACAGAAAAAATCACTGATGGCAGAAAGTGACGTAATTCACGCTCTTATCAAATATCACTTGAAGGATTTAAAGGCAGAAGAAGTCATAAGATACAGACAAGAAGTGCTAGGTAAAGACGAATAATTTCCGAAATATCGGACTAGAGTCCACCATTAGAAGACGTGGACTCCCCCAACCTTCCAAAATTCGCATAATGCAGATTGATGTTAAAAAGCCCCGTGAGCTTGTCTAATCTTCTCACTGGGGCTTAGTAACATAATCTGTGCACCACATTATACGAAGTGTTTTATTATTAACACTTTGTTTTATATAAAGTTAATGTCCTTCAAAACTGGTCTTGGTGGCGTCTTAGTGAAATCAAATTCAAACTCGAGTTCACATTCTGCTGGTAGCTGTACATCTTTAAATCGGTAGAAATTACCTGAGCCTTTCAATTTAAATTGTTGTTCTTTAGCGCCAATCGATTCCATATCACCCTCAGGAAATGCAATTGATGCATAGATATTCAAATTATCATAAGGCTGTGGTACGCCTTTATTCATGCCATTTTCAGGTGTAAATTCACCCTTAGACATTTTTAAACCTGTAACAATAACTGTTTGTTTCTGAGACATTTCGTAGCCCTCTAAGCGATTTGATAATTAAATTGCGAGACTGGTTCTTCATACCAATCTGGCAACTGTTGATTGAAGTCAATTTCTACAAGCTTGACGAATGGAATGATGTTTGATGCCTTCTCATCATGAAGGTTCTGTAAATAAGCTTTAGAAAAGCCACATTCACACAATTGGGAAATTAGGTTATAAAACTGAGACTTACCGTAATTGTTTTTAATTTCATCAAATCCTTTTTCACGGATAAGACAAAACATCGCGAATAAATTACGTACTTTAGTGTGGGAAACCTTGCCAGATTTAGTCATTACAACTTCTGAGCGTTCAATGGCTTCAAGTACACTTGTATCATCTGTTAATTTCATAGTTTGACCTCGCAAGGCTTCAAAAATGCTATGAGTAGCTTTGTTCCAGAGTGTTTGAAGTAAATTAGGGTTAGAACGTTGAAACTTAATTAAATCAAAGAGATTGGTAGGAATTCCATTACGTTCGAGCCAACGTTTTTTTAAACGTGATTCAAAACGTAATAGACCGATAGTCCAGTTGATCAGATCTTGATTAGACATAACATCAACAACACGTTGAGCTGATTTATCGTTCTTCTTTGAAAGCATTTTATACTCTTCAAATTGAGCAATAAATTCGTCATGCTTCATATAGCACTTGTGATTTACAAGGCGTGAAGTCTGACCTCCCCAATAGACTGAACTATCGAAACGCTTATTACTTAAACGAGTCTGGCCATTACTGACATTACTCAAGAAATCCAAAACTTTTTTAGCCGTGCTCTGGTCTTTCAATCGTGCAGAATAAGTCACATCGATATGTGATACCCAAGCACGAGGCCAATCTAGCATTCTTGCTAAGACTGGATAGGCTTCATGAAGAAAGCCGATCATTTCCATTGCACCCTGCTCTATGTTGTCACTTCCAAATACGTTATGACCTTGCAATAACTTTGCAGGTGAAGCCTTAATCTGAACATAAGGCTCATAACTTGTATCAAAGAATACTTTCATAGCCATACCTGTGTAGTGCGTGGGCACTGACTCATACGGATGAAATAAAGCAGCAGCAGAAATAGAACCATCGTCATTCTTATGAACTGAACGCGAAGCAAGTGGTATTTCGATTGAATGCAGATCTACATCTACAAAAAAATAACGCCCTTCAGAATCGACTGAAAAAAAGCTCGATTCGAATGGAGCGTTAATGCAAATATGATCTAACATAAAAAAGTTACCAAGTAACCGCGTTTAAAAGATTAAACAAAATTACTAGGTAACTTGTCAACTCGTAAAACGAGTTAATATTAAAAAAGTTACCTAGTTATTTAGTTACAAGGCGTTTACAAATGAGCAAGGTCTATAAAATACGCAGTGAAGAAGTTGAAGACGTGAAAGAAACACTGATGAAATTCGTCGTACAGAAAAAATCACTGATGGCAGAAAGTGACGTAATTCACGCTCTTATCAAATATCACTTGAAGGATTTAAAGGCAGAAGAAGTCATAAGATACAGACAAGAAGTGCTAGGTAAAGACGAATAATTTCCGAAATATCGGACTAGAGTCCACCATTAGAAGACGTGGACTCCCCCAACCTTCCAAAATTCGCATAATGCAGATTGATGTTAAAAAGCCCCGTGAGCTTGTCTAATCTTCTCACTGGGGCTTAGTAACATAATCTGTGCACCACATTATACGAACAATTATATAGTTTAAACTAATCCCTAGTTATTTCTATCTTTCAGATCTAAAGCTCTCTTTACGTAGCTTTAAGTTATTTGGCTAAACATCACTATCTGAGCATAAATATGACATTCATCTTTCTCTATTTAGCTTTACATAGCTAACATAATTTTATTGATCACTGTATAGCTTTTCTTAGAATCTTTGCTGCACTTAAATTTAGATGATCGTCTTTGGCTAAAGAATTAAAATTTAAATTAAATTTCAGATGAACCATGCTCCTTACTACTCAATTAAATTCAAACAACTTTATCATTACAGAAATTTTAAAATAATCATTCTGATACTCAACTTTCTGTATTCCTTTTTAATACTTTAAAGATTAAATCTTCTAATTTAGTTCGCCTTATTA